GTCAGACAGCTAGTAATCAATGCGCATGGATCCAACAACGAAGGCACATCTGAAGAGCGCAGGCTCAATCGAGAGCGAAACGAAAATATCCATCTGCTCTATGGTCTGGTGAAGGCGACAGATAAAAGCCTGTCGCTGCTAAGAGATCGGCGTGATAGGGCGCGAGACAACCCGCGCATATCTGAAGCTGAAAGAGATCTCCAGCTAGAGGCTATACAGGAAAGAATGGATGACCAAATAGATTCCTTCAACCTTCGCTACAAGCGGCACTTAGAGAAGCAGCGCCAGCGTGTTGGGGGATAAGGGCAGTAGCCAAGTGAGTTTATTTAATGGAACCAATCAGCACTACATTAGCTATGGCAACGACTGCCTTCAATGGCGTAAAGCTATTGGTTGGGAAAGGGGCAGAAATTGAGCAGGTAGCGAATCAGCTAGGCAAATGGTATGGCTTGATTGCAGACTGCAAAGAGCGTGAAAGAGAGATAGAAAAACCCCCTCTGTTTAAGAGGATCATGCCAGGGCAAAGCGTCGAGGCTGAAGCCCTGAACATCGTGATAGCCCGACGCAAATGGGAGCAGCAAGAGAAGGAGGTTCGAGAGCTGCTGCTTTACGCATACGGGCAAGAGACTGTTTCTGAGATGTACCAACTGCGAAAACAGATCAGGGCAGAAAGAGAGCGGTCTGTATATGCGCAGAAACGGCGCAGGCAGAACATGATTGACGCCGTATTTGTGATGATAGCGGTCGGGGTTTCGGCAGCGATCATATACTGGACGATAGAGTTTATTAAGAGTTATCAATAATGAACGAGTGCTCTAATGAGGTGGAGGCAGCTTTAGACGGCATCTGGGAGATCCTAGCGCTGCACCCGTGGGATCTTATCTATCTTTCAATACCAATGAGCATTCTCGCTTTTTATGCTTTATCCATTTACGCAATGTTTAAATACATTCAAAACAAGTACAGAGGTGAACAATGAATTTCAATATCGTAAAGACTATCGGCAAAATCGTTCGGTCAAAGGTTCAGGATCTAACTGAAGCTCAGGCTGGCGTGTTCTCTATTGCCGCGCTTATCGTGTTTATCTTCCTTGCTGCTGCAGCGTTTTCATAAGTAGCGCGTTGTGAAACCTTCCTATACATACTCGGCTACCATTCTTAGGTGGATCGACGGCGACTCATGCGAAGTCATGTTTCAGCTAGGCTTTTCTATTGCGGTCAAGCAGTCAATCCGGCTGTGGGGTATAGACACAAGCGAGCTGCGCGGCGGCACCCCAGAGCTCAAGTACCTGGGTATGCTGGCTAAACAATACGTTGAAGAGATGGCCCCCGTGGGAACGGAAGTAACAATCGTCACCCACAAGAAGGGCAAGTTCGGCAGGTACCTTGGAGAGATATATCAAGGCAGCGACGCTTCTTTAAGTCTGAATGAAGCGCTCAAGCTGCAGCGGCTGGCTGTAGATTATTTCGGTCAATCCAAGTCAGAGGTTCTTGCAGCGCACCAGCAGAACGCAGAGTTTCACGCGCAGCAAAGAGATAACGAAGCCAAAGAATGAGGCACTGCTACAGGTGCAATAAGGCCGGTGTGCCTATTGCAAGAGCGCTTTGCCATGACTGTCATGCTGTTATTGGGGGAGCGTCTTGGAAACCATTGTGCTCGCCCTTGTCCTCGACACCTACGTCTACACTTGGTTTCCAAATTCAAGAACCAGACTCGGATCGTTTCGTCTTTGCGTGTACAAAGAGGTTAAGCCTGTAGTCGATCCAGACAAACGATACCGCTGGTACCTGTATCCATACCTGCACACCCACTGCGATCCCTATGTGATCTATCCGGTTCCTATTGAGCCGTAGTCCAGTTCTTCCACACCCGCTTCTTAGAAGGTCTGTCATGGACATTGCGCTCGATAATCTCATGTCGAGGGCTAAATCCCATCCGTCTCAAGCAAGTAATAAAGCTCTCCGCTTGGTTTGCCGGAAGATCAACACTGTCCCTGTCATTCATTGTCTCTGACAAGCGCTGCCACTTTCCTTTGTAGGGCGCTGATTGTGGAGAGGGCGTGAGCCCCGACGTGATTGTGTACCCGTGGGACTCTCGCTGTGATACTTCTTCAGTCATTGTCATCCTCCATAGTTTCGAGAAGAGCTGCCGCTGCTTCTAGGTGAAAGATTGCTTTCCTAAGATCCTGCGATCCATTCTTCTTCAACGCTCGCATTAAGTATTTATTGGCGTCCTTTATGTCGCAAGCGAGCATACCGTCCAGCCCGTCAACCAGGGCTTCGTGTATAAGCCGCGCCTCTATCGGATGGCTGCAGTTAGGGCAGTCCGTGATGTGATAGTGAGGTGGGCTATTTACTAGGTCAGCATCCGGCTTTGTTACCCACTTGTTAAATACCGCATAAGGATCTTTCTCTGGGGCATTCATTCGATCTATCCTCTGTTGCACTGTCAGGATTGCTTCTCGGCGCTTCGCCGCCTTCTCTTCAGAAAGGGATGTCATCTTCTGGGAGCTCTATCGTCTGCGCCGGCGTAGGAGACTCTGACGCTGCGGCTTGTGTTGACTCGCTCTTAGAATCAAGCATTTCCAGATCGCTCACAATAATCTCTGTGCGGTATTTCTTCTCTCCGTTCTGATCCCAGCTACGGGTTTTAAGGCGCCCTGTTACAGCAACCTTGCTCCCCTTCTTTACATACTGCTCGACAACACCGACGATACCTTCTCGGTTTACCTTGCAGTTATGCCACTCCGTATAGTTCCCGTCTTTAGCCCACTCCCTTGTTGCGAGGCTAAACTCTGCGACCTTGCCGCCATTGTCGAAACTTCTTATTTCTGGGTCTTTGCCCAAGTTACCAACCAGATTAACTACGTTCATTTTTTGTTCCTTCTAACTGAGTAAGTGGTACTACCTGAAGAGCGATACTTCTCGAAGCAGGTGTCGCTAGGTAACAGATCGGAGCAGGCTTTGTGCCACGCTATCTCTCCAGACCTATTAACAACACTGACCTGCCATGTATTGCCTTTTACTGCCTTTCCCCCAGAATACTTCTTGGTTTCCGGATCTAACTCGACGCCGGCATATTCCAATGCCCTGTCACGCGCCGCCTTTTTTACTCCCTCCCAGTACTTCAGATTCTCATCAGCCTCATCGAGCAAGCGCTCGATCTCCTGAAACTCCGGATCATCTTTGGCGGGAGAATACTCTTTGAGATCTTTTGCGAATTGTATCCAGCCGTCTACCAGCAGCCGCTGCTTCATTGGCTCATGGTGATAATGAAAGCTAGACATATTGGACTCTGTGCCGTCGGAGGTAACAAACCAGCACTCCTTTGCACCGCTGACTAGCATCTGGTGCTCTATCTGCCAGACGATATAGTCCGGTAGCTTTCCGTCATCTATTGCTGCAAACAGAATCTTGTTATCGAGCTTGTGCTCGAACAGCAGTAAGCCGTCCTCCGTCAAGCCGTCGAATGACGCAGCCAACCCCATGCCATAGTCTTTGAAGAACGCAGCGTCCGACGGATCCGGATAATCTGCATCCTCCGCAGCCGCTACCCTGGGCGCAAAAGTAATCGGCCTGCCGAACAGCTCGCTGGCTTGCGCCTCTGCGATAGGCCGAGCTGCTTCCTCTGCAGCGTCGCCCCTGTCAAACAGCTCTTGCGTGTATTGGTTTACGGGGGCTTTGGTGCCGGAGTCATAAAAGTCCAGCAGCTCCAGACGCGAGGTGTGGGTAGACGCGCCCATCATTGCCGGCGCGTTAGATGCAGTGAACACAGTAGTGCGCCACTCTTTCCATTCAGGCGATTTCTGAGGCAGATCTATTATCTTCATTGCGCACCTGCCTGATCCCAAGCATCTTGTGCTTGCTTGATCTTGCTCGACTGTTCTTGTGTTGGAGCCCACCCCTGCGATTCAAACCACTTCTGGCACTGCTCCATCGAGCGCTTGCCGGAGCCGACCCAGCCCAACACATCTGCTAGGTTAGTATCTGGCACTGGGGGCTTGGGCTTTTGCTTTGCAGGTGCCTTAGCGGGGGCTCTCTTGGCGGGTGTGCGAGCAGCAGCTTTTTCTTCGTTGGCAGCAGGATCCGCAGCTTGCGTAGCAGGATCCTTTGGCTTGTCTATAGGATTATCTGCTGTATCTTCCAGCTCATCATCTGAGTAGACGTAGCCGTGCAATCCGACCAGCTTGAGTATGACGCGATCTTTTGCTCGCTTCTCTGCCATAGCTAGCGGGAATTTGTTTTTACAGTTCTTGTCAGATGCTTCGCCGTATGACCACTCGCTGCGATCATTCAAATGGCCCCGCACCCATACTGCTGCATAGCCAACATTGCCATGCGTTAGGTCAACGGTGATTACCTGCGGGTCATCAAACGTCACGCCTTGTGCTGCAGCGATTCGCTCTAGCGCTTTGTGGTAAACACAGAGCGTCCCGTGACAATCCCACAACGCGCTTTCCGCTGTTTCACCTATCTCTTTCAGCTTCTCCCCAACAATCGAAGGGTAGTTAAGTTTCTTCTTAGCCATCGAGCTCATCCTCCTGCAGCCAGTGAATTGGGCATGGTGCTTGAGCTTGCATTTGCTCTGCAAACACATAAGAAAAGCCGTAGCCCTTTTCGTAGTACTCGCCCTGGCTTCGCTCTCTACCGCACTGGTAGTCGCCGTATCCCCTGAGCCATTCACGCAATGCGATAGATGGCGACGGTGCAAGTCTGATCGCGTCTAGGCAGGCGCGTACCGCGCAGTCACCTAATAGGTGTAGCTGCAACATCTGATCTGCAAACGCACTGGCTTGCATATATTCCTCTGGTGGTTCGATGAATTGAGTTATATCAACTGACATTTTATCCTCCCTGCGGCCTGTTAGTAGGCGGCTTATTTGCATTATTGTCCAACGCAATCTGATAATCAACACTAAAATCGAACGAAATCCATTGAGACTTCGAGGCGTTTTTCGTGCAGATTGCTATGTTTTTTTGCGCTGAATGCTAAAAAAGTTAGACATCCACGGGCGATTTGAGATAGCCTCGCCGGAGGGAGGATAAGAAATGGATCATATTATAGGTAAGCTCCGCAAAGCTAAGTACTCTGGGATAAGCAACAAGGGATATAGATATTGGAAGGCGTGTTGTCCGGCGCATGATGACAACACGCCAAGCCTAATGGTTACTGAGGCGGATAATGGGGCATTGTTCTATTGTCTTTCGGGCTGCTCGCAAGACGCTATTCTCTCCGCTCTGCAGCAGCTCGGCCTCAGACCAAGTGACCTGTTCTGGGATGACGGTTGGAAGCCGCAAGAAAAACCTATCTTTGATGACATTAGCCGCATGATTACCGTGATCGGGCGGCATGACGTTCGCAAGTGTCAAGCTGAAGGCAGGAAGATCTCTGACAAAGATCGGGCCGATCTGAAAAAGGCGTTGATGTTGGAGCATATGTCAAAGAGAGCGTCGGCATGAGCTTCGACCTGCAGGCTAAAGTTTGGAACATCGACTTCATCAAACCAGCCAGCCATAAGTATGTTCTCTTATGTCTGGCCCATAGAGCAAACAAGGCCGGCGTCTGCTGGCCTAGCATTGCCACTATATCCAAAGACACTGGACTATCTTTGGGTACAGTGCGCTCTGCGATAAAGACCCTGGACGCAGACAACTGGATTTCACTAGATCGACGCTCAGGACAGAGCACTCGCTTCATGCTCAACGTGCAGCATATCGAGGAGTGGGGGGTAAATACCCCTACTAATTTTGATAGAGGTACCCATACCAGAATTGATAGGGGTACCCCTGATAAAACTGCTACCCCACCCCTACCAGAATTGGTAGATGACCCCTCCCAAAACTGTAAGCCGAACAAGGAAAGAACCAATCAAGAACAAGTAACAAAGCAGATGGTTTACGAACGAGATGGTGCGGGTGCGTTTATGGCGGAGCTCGCAGAGATCCCAGAGGACTGGGAGCCGAGCGATAAAGTCAGGGAGTGGGCGGCAGCGCAAGGTATTGGTGAGGAAGATTTCAAAGCTCACGCGGAGGCGTTCAAGCGGAAGTGCAGGAAGCGGCGGTATAAATACTATTGCTTCGATGCGGGACTCGAGGACGCAATCATTCAAAACTGGGCCAACATAACGCCAGATCAAAGCCAGTTTATGAGGGCCGGCGTTTATGTTGCTGGGAGGAACGCATGAATCAATTTACACCGGACATAAAAGACTATCGAGATATTGACGCGCAAGAAGAGCTATCAGATAGCGAGATCGACAGACTCATATCCCCTAAGTTTCTGGTAGACAGACTGCAGGATCGCAGGGAGGCACGGGTTCATGGTATCGAGCTGCCATTCCAGCAGCTCAAAGATACGGACTTCCGGCTGCATGAAGGCACTCTTAATATGATCGGCGGGTATACAGGTCACTTCAAGTCGACCATAGCTAGCCAGATCGCGTTGCGAGCGCTGCGTAAAAACATCAAGGTTGGTGTCGCCAGTTTGGAGCTGTTCGCGGAAGATGTGCTCGAACATCTGACAGAGATCGCTAACTGCAAGACTGCTCCGCTAAATTATGTGGAGGCATTTGCAGAGTGGGCTAACGAAAAGCTGTTCATTTACGACCGCATGGAATCTATCGACCCAGAAGAAGCGGTGCAGATGTGCATAGCGCTAGCCAAGTATTGCGGCTGCAAGCTGATCGTTCTCGATAGCTTGATGATGATAAACGGGGTCAGTGGAGACACCGCTATCGAGCAGCGGTTCAGTCAGACACTGGCAGCAGTGGCGAGAAAGTTCGATACCTGCATATTGCTAGTACACCATGTTCGGAAGCCAGGGGCAGAAGGCGAGGCCAAGGTACCTGGCAAGTATGAGTTTTTGGGCAGCAGTCACCTTGCAAACATTGCAGCGTCGATCATGGTTGTCTGGCATGACAAGGTGCAGAATGAAATGCGCACGTCCGATGAGCTCGGGCGCAAGGCAGCACACAGGATGAATGTGCCGCACGTTTCCAATCCAGAGTACAAACCGCATCTAGCCGATATGGTGTTCAAGGTTGTAAAGAACCGATACTCGCGGTATGAAGGATCTATCGAGCTATGGAGACATGATGATTGCCGTGGATTTACCAGTGATTCTGGTCGTTTTCTGACGCAGTTCACGATACAGGACTTGCTGAAGGAGCAGGGCGATCATCTTAGAGAAGTGATATGAGCACGTCATACGCGCTGCAGAAGCGAGAGCAAGTAGACTTCATGGCGGAAGAGCTTGGTAATCTAGTCGAGAAACATGGCTTGGTTACTGTCGATTACAAGGTTGGCAGAACCAGATCCGCCTTTCAGCAGGCAGCGCTAGAAGTTTGGTGCCGGCAGGTGGCTGAGTTTTTTAACGATCAAGGCATCGACAGGGCGGTGAAGAGCCCGATCTTTAAGAAGGGCGAGATGTCTGCGCCGTGGAGTAGGGAGTCGGTCAAGAATGAGATCTGGCGACCGATCCAAAAAGCACTGACTGAGCATGAATCTACAACCAAGCCCACGCCGCAGGAGTATGTCGAGATCTTTGATTTTATTGTGAAGGCGTTTGGCGAGAAGGGTTTGACCCTACCGGCATGGCCCGTCAGGAGAGACAATGGCAGCACTTAAACGGACGCCTGCTGACATAGCCTTCAGTCTTTGTATTCGTGAGCGCAGCGACTGGACTTGTGAGCGCTGCGGCACAAAGTATGAGCCTAACAGTCGGGGGCTGGAGTGCTCCCACTATCACACGCGAGGCAAGTGGGGGGTGCGTTTTCATAGCCTGAATGCTGAAAGTCTATGCACCGGCTGTCATTTTCTTGAGGGTGGGCTGAAGCGAGCGGATGGCAATCTGACTGAGTTTCAGCTCGATGTGCTTACAGATCTGGTCAATGACACTGGCCTCGGCAAAGAGATTAGAAAAACGAAAGGCAAAGGAGAGATCGCAAAGCATTTCAGAGAGCAGCACAAGCTCATGCTAGAAAAGCGATCCCAGGGTGTGAAGGGCAGGCTAGAGTTCGAGGACTGGATATGAAGCTGAATAGCTGGGAGAGTTTGCTGGCTGAGCTGAAGCGCAAGCCGGAAGATACATACGAACAACGCATTGATCGAATTACTGCCCCTCGAAGGGAGAAGGGAATAACTCGACGTCGGATGGGTACCGCTGGCATGGATCCTGAGCTGCCGCCAGTCCCGAACGTCAGGGATTACAAAGAATCTGAGCTTACTCCAGAAGCGAGGACGCAACCTACGCAGCAGTGGCTGTCTGGCATGGTTGCGAGAAAGGAAACAATGGAGATCGCTATCGAGGCGCTGCAGCGGCAGTGTCGAAGTGGCTTGGGTGCTGAGACGCTCGATGCGCAGCGTCGCCTGACGATTATTAGGGAGGTTTACGCGAGGCACTACGGTAATGATGCAAAAGCATTTGGCAAAGCACTTACTTAAACAGTGGGCTAACCATGAAAACAGAGAGCTCACAAAAATAGACTTTCCGCCGGTATCTCCCATGTTCAGGGATTACACGGCAGGATACAGAACGTCGTTCGAGGAAACTGAAAGAGATCGAGCAGCGGAAAAGGTAGGGCAGGCGCTCGCAATCATGCAGCCTGCCCTGGCTGGTGTGCTCAAAAAGGTTTACTTGGATAGGGCAAGGCTCCCCCGAAAGATCCATGACATTGCGTTACATGGGTTCCAGAGGAGCTGGGAGTCACTTGAACAGCCTAGCGAGAGTTCTGCAATCGTCTGAGCAGTACTTGATCCGGCGATCTTCCGTGCATATGTCCACGCCGCAGCGCTTGCACTTCACGTCGAGCACGGGCTTCTTCCGCCTCGCGTAACGATCAGCCTGCTTGCAGCGGTTGCTGCAAAACTTAGCCTTCACGTCTAACGCTTCAAACTCTGTGCCGCATACGGCGCAAGTAACCTTCCGCTTTTTCCTGAACCGATGCAGAGGCGCCTCTTTTTTTGGATGGACAACCCGCAGAACCGGCTTAGAACTTACCGGCTCGGGGTCTGCCGATGCAGTGTCAGAAGCTGCCGGTGTAGTGTCATACTCCGTCGGCATCTTCTGGATAACCGTATCAGGCAGATCGGCTTTATCGACAGTCCATCCCTCGGTTCTGGGTGCGCAGCCTAACCGCAAAGTGATCTGACAGTGCAAAGTCTCGGCCTGTTCTGCCTCGACAACTGTACCGTCATCTAGCTGCACCGCTACTTTGAGCGAGTCGGGCAGCGCTAGCGGTTCTCGCGCCTGCTCCTGAATACCTGCGCAGTACAGCCCAAAGGTAGCCATAGTCAGTCCTCGATCCATGTATACCCTGGTTGCGGAGATCTCTATAGGATCTGGTGTCATCGTTAATATCATTGCAAAGTCCTCTCTCTGTGCCGCTCGATCAGGTACTCGTCGGCTTTGTCGTAGTCCATATCCTCGACGGGGATCCCGTTGTATTTGGCTATGGCCTCTATCTCCCAGAACTGGGCGCCGTCCTCTTTCCAGCCGTGCAAAGAGGACTCGCTCCAGTCGAGATCGTTGGCGTCTACTTCGATTGTGATGCAGATTTTCATGGCATACCCCATAGCAGCAGAATCACTGCGGTGATAATCACGGTTAGCAAAAGTGACAAGATCGCTTCATTGACTTCCATTACACGATCTCCGGTCTAGGCAGCAGGCTCGGCAGCAGGTGCTCAGGAAAAGTAAAGCTGCGCCCCGATCCGGTTTTCACCTTGAGCAGCCGCCGCCATTGTTCTCCAACCCACTCGGCCTTGATCTGATCCTTCTCGCCCTCCCAGATCTCAGGCTCCATGTCTCGAAGAGAGTGATAGGCGTCAAGCTCAGTGAGCACGTCATGGATGTGATCGCCTAGTCGAGAGAGTGATCGCAGCGTCTGTGTTGCTGCGGCATTGGCGTCCATTACGACCAGAGTTTCTGAGAGCTGCGTGTAGGCTACGTCGCTCATTGGCCGCTCCCCCTGATCCAGTCGCTCTTGGTAAATCTCAAAGAACGCCTGAATAAGCGTCAATTTTTTGTCGGCTGCTCGCTGCTGGCACGATTTGATGGTTATGGGTTTCATGGTTTAGTCTCCTATTGGGTTTGCTTCTGTGGCGTACTGAGGCCGATACTTCCAGCCCTTCGATACGTCGGTTATAAAAATGGTTTCGTCTGAGTACCTGACGGGCTCTCCTCTGAAAGTCCAGACAGACTTGGGCATCTCGATCTCGCCGGATATGAAACGCATACCGTTGTCAGTGATTGCCCATGTCCCGCCCTTGCCTTCAGCGTCTCCGATCTTCTTAATCAGGTGCCAGTACTTGAGCTTCTGGAAATTGCAGCGCTGGTTGTAGTTCAGCCTCATATCCTTGATCTGGTGCGGCTTCGTGTCTCCGAATTGAGTCGCTACCACTGCCAGAGTTTTGCATAGCGCTCGGCTGAGCCCGTGCTTGTATTCGACCAGCTTCGCGCCACAAGTGGAGCAGGCGCCGTCCTCGCCTTCCCTTTTGAGCTCTGCTGCCAGCCTGTTGACGGATGACTGTAGGGCGTCGCCCTCTGGGAAGCTGCCATAGTCGGCTGACATTTGCTCCAGTCGCTTAACGATCTCCAGCAGGTTCATTGCTGAGTCTCCTTGTATGGGGCGTCGAACAGAAAGAAGTGCGACAGGCTAAAGTTAAACCAGCCGGCGATCTCTCCCTCGCTGCTGATCGCTGACTTGGGGAACCAAGCGGAGCTGCAGTTTCCGCCCAGCTTGATCGCCTTCTCTGTTTCGCTCAGCACTCGCACGACTGTCTCGCCGTAGGATGGGGTGCTGATTGTCATGGTCTTAACATCGGTCATCGGTTATGCCTCCAAAGTCAAAATGAGTTGAGCCTGTGCTGCCGTGGCTTCCCGCTGCTCAGGTAGCCGGCGTCCGTTCTTGAAGTACTGTTCCCACTCGTCGACGCTGAGCTGCCGACCGTTCTTCTTGCGCACAAACAACCGCTGGCCTTCCGCCCAGGGGTCTTTGCGCCAGTGGCCGGCGTTGCATCTGCCGCCCTTGTTCAATGGCTTGCCGGCGTCGATCCATGCTTGGTGTTTCTTGCTGCTCTCCTCTGCGAAGCGCTGCTCGACTAGCTTGATGGTCTGCCATGCCTCCGGATCAAATCGCATTTCAGAGATCTCTTCCTCGGACATAAACGGGCAGTACACGCAGCTCGACTTGCCGACTTCGATCTCGCGGGTGTCGAGGTAGGCGATGCAAGCTGCGCGATCCCAGCCCATGTCGACAAGCGGGTATTCGTACTCATTGGTATCTGATGCCGGCTTGGTGAACCGTGCGGTGCGATGGCCTTCGTTCTTCTCGATGCCGATCAGGAAGGTGATCTGTTCGTCGGGGTAGGCGTCGCGCACCCACTTCTGAATCACGTCGCCCTTAAACTTCTTGCTGCAGACATGGGAGCCGCCGGCCATGACTGGCACGATCCCGAGGCGCGTGACCCATTCGGTAAGCGTCTCGCCTTCCTTGCGCACGACGGTAAAGGGCAAGTCGTAGTGCTCGCAGAGCTCCCTGAAAAACTCGACGTTGCGGTATGTATCGGCTGACTCTGCGCCGGTATCCGCAAAAACTACATGGTCGATCTTCAGGTTCTCTTCAAACAAGTGATAGGCGAGGATCGCGCTGCTGTCGACACCGCCGCCAAAGCTGAGTACGCGCTTCATTGCTGGATCTCCTGTCGGATGGATTCGTGCTGCTCCCGTGTCTCTGCGTCCCAGAGGCGCTGCCGGTGATCGTGGAGCTGCTGCTTAGCCAAAGGCATGAGGAATTGCGGGGTGTAGTCTGTGGAGCGCAGCACGGGTGCAATGCTGCAGACACTGACGCCTTCCTCGATGAGCTCGTCATAGCGCTTGTTGGCTTCCTCAAGCGTCTCGAAGGCTGCGTACTGGTCAGCCTCTTGTCGAATAGCCTGAAGCGGCCAGCGGTTCCAGATAACTAAAAACATGGTGTTGTCTCCTTTCGGTTTGATTGAAACTCTCACAGATGCCCACCCCGAAAGGTGGGCATGGTCAGAGCTCCTAAGCAGCTTCGACTTCGACGTCCTCGAACTGATCCGCGAACACTGTGCGCACTGCAGCTTTAGAGGCTTTCGCCTCTGACCAGCGCCGCTGCTTGGCCGTGTACTTGGGGGTAAGGGTTCGGCTGAACTGCAGAGGCTTCAGCGCATCGTCGCTGTACTCGCTGGGGCCGATCTGCCCATACAGGCCGGTGTGATCGGCATACCATCCGTCAAACTCGGTAACGTCGTAGATCGCTGAGTAGACGTTCTTCTCTGACAGATCGTAGTAGGTTGTCCAGTCTGTCAGACCCATTAGCATCTGCTCGACTGCCTCGCATGGTGTGTCGCCTGTACCCCAAGCGCTGCCGCCGCCGATTGAAACGAAAGATAGATATTCAGTAGTCATGGCTTATGCCCTCTCGATTATGATGCGGTTAGTAGAGAATCGTACCTGCAGCGCGTCGCCTGCCTCGAACACCGTGCCAACAGACTTATTGGACAGGTCGATGATCGGGCGAGGCTTGCCGTTGCGGGTGGACTTGGTGACACGCTTCTTGCTTGTGGGCTCGAAGTCGAGTCGGATCTGCTGACGCTGCACGTCATAGCAGGTTGAGTATGGAGTGTCAGGCGGGAAGCCTGCTGCCGAGAGCTTGTCGCCCTCGATCCAGATGCGCAGAGATCGTGCCGTCTGCTTGCAGGTTGTGTGAGTGATGCTCATCGAGTCACCCCCAGATTGTCGAAGAATGACTGGGGCATCTCTTCAGCTTTCAGATCGCCTAACCACTTGTTGATGTGGCGGGTTGTGGTGCGTGACCACTTGTGAGAAGTGCGAACGACTGTACACCACTCGTCCTTGCCTTCTGGCGCGTGACGAAGGATTGCTGCCACTGGTGTGCTGTACGAGAAAAAGATCTGGCCGTCTACCGTTGTGACAACCGTTTGGTTTCGACCTATCGGATTTAGCTTCATGTTTCTTACTCCGTTTTGTTTGATTGAATATCCCGATACAACTGGGATAAATGCGAATTTACGCCTACACCATTGCGGTGTCAACCCCCTGTAAAAATAATTAATAAATCGAATTAAAAGATTTGCTGTCGGGATCGCGTTCGGTTGACAATCGACACCGGCAAAGCTGCGTCTCAATTTCCTCCCGAGCCGGAGCGGTTGCCATCGAGATCGGTTTCAACTCCCTTGCCGAGCTCGATCAGGTTCGATGGTTTTGTGGCACTCCTAGAGTCATGGCCCCGCTGGTTATCTGGCGGGGTCTTTTTTTTGGGGCAGCGATGGCAACGACTGGCAGCGCAGCAGCACCCGAAAACCAGGGGCAGGCCGCATACTTTTTACAACAGAATCAACGACTTGATCTGGCGCTGACGCCATGATCGAGGAATCGAGGATCCCAGACTATGAGCTCAGGAACGGCAGCGAGTGTGCTTGCCCTACCTGTAGTCGCGTGTTCGCCTCTGAGAGAGCGTTCGACGCCCACCGCATAGGCGACTATGCCTCGGGCCGTCAATGCGCTGCTGACCCCTCTGGGGAGGGTCTGGAGCTCGACAACAGGGGAAGGTGGCGGATCAAGCGATGAGTGACAACAGGGTTACAGGGCTGCTCAAGCGGCACCGGCTGAAGGGCGTCAACAAGCCCAAGAGGACGCCGGATCACCCAACCAAGTCGCATATGGTGCTAGCGTCGGAAGGCGGCAAGACGAAGCTGATACGGTTCGGGCAACAGGGCGTCAAGACCAATCAGACTGCAGGGCAGCGGGAGGCTTTCAAGTCGCGCCATGCAAAGAACATCAAGCGGGGCAAAATGTCTGCAGCGTACTGGGCCAACAAGGTCAAGTGGAGCCCGAGCAAAACGAAGTCATCCTCGAAGAAGTGGAAGAAGGGCAGCTAGTGTTCGGCGGCGGTAGAGACGATCCGGTCGAGACGGCTGCAGCGCTCTTTCTGCTGATCGCCGTTATTGCGGTGATGATACCCCTAGCGATCCTGACTGCAGCGGTAGTGGGATTGGTGACATTCAGCGAAGCATTATCGTTATAAAACAAGAGGTTACGGTCTATCATGCCAGGGTTAATGAAGCGCGGCTTGTACGAGAACATCCACCGGAAGCGAGAGCGGATAAAGCGCCAGAAGGCAGCAGGCAAGACGCCTGAGCGAATGCGGAAGAAAGGCGAAGAAGGCGCACCGTCTGAAGAGGATTTCGAGAACGCTGCAAAGACAGCAAAGAAGCGGTAGCGCAGTGGTCGGGGAAGCCAGCACAGATCCAGAGCTGCTGGAGCGGATCAAGGAGCACGAAGGCTACCGGCGACACGTCTACGAATGCAGCCTCGGCAGGCTGACCGTGGGCTACGGCACCATGCTAGAGCAGGGCGGTCATGGGGTGCCAGAGTACATAGCAGAGCTACTGCTGCGGGACTACCTGCAGACTATCGAGTCTCGGCTGAAGGTGCATGACTGGTACAACGATCTATCGACGGCACGGCAGCACTGCATTCTTGAGATGGCCTATCAGATGGGCGTCGAGGGCGTCATGGGCTTCGGCAACATGATTGCAGCGCTACAGCGCGAGGATTACGAGACGGCGGAGTCAGAGGCGCTGGATAGCCTCTGGGCTAAGCAAACGCCGGCTAGGGCAAAGGATGTCGCAGGAAGGCTGCGAGCTGGGTGACGCTGCAGAGCTGCTGATCGCCACATTCGCAGAGGCTGCACGGGAGCTAGGCGCTACACAGCGACAGGCACACCGGCTGCAGCGCAGGCTAAGACACAAGGCAGTAGGTCTAGGGGCTGCACCCCCGACAGGCAGCAGGGCTGATACAGGCTCTAGGGCAGGTCGTATAGGGTACAGCGACAACAATTCACGGCTATCGGGAGCCCACAAGCGGATCCTCGGGGCCATGCTTCAAGAGGTCGAGCGTCACTGTTATGGCAATGAGCGCGTTGATAGGAAAGATATTCGGGTCTGAGAAGGCCATAGGCGCAGCGGTAAGCGGCATCTCTAACAGTCTGGATGCGTTGGTATACACCGACGAAGAGAAGGCGCAGGACGCAGCGATCGAGCGACAGAAGGCTCGATCTATGGTTATCGACTGGATGCAGGCCACCAGTGGGCAGGCACTAGCCAGAAGGTTGATTGCAGTATCCATTACGTTTGTATGGCTAATGCAATACATCTTTGGGTGGGTCATGGTCATAGCGGCGATCTTTGTAGAGCCAGAGATTGCGGAGCGCATGAGAGAGGCGTCGGATCTGACGCAGGAACACGCCGACGGTATGACCGGCGCAGTTATGCTAATACTGAGCTTTTACTTCGCAGCGCCACATCTCGACAAGGTTGTAGGCCCAGCAATGGAGCGGTTTGCGAAAGGCGGCAAGAAAGAATGAAGTTATCTGTAGATCCGTCTCTAAGCTGGGGCGATATTGTTATGACGGCCAGCTTGGTCGTTGCTGGGCTATTGGCATTTAGTGACGTGTCAAAAGGCGTAGCGCTGAATGCCAGCTCTATTGAGGTTGTCGAGGTAGATCTTGTCGCGCTGACTGATGTGCATCGAGAGCGGATGCGGCAAGAGCGCGAAGATAGAGAGCGTATGCGAGAAGAGATGCGACAGGATCTGAAAGCGATTAGCGACAAGCTGGATCGCCTAATCGAGAGCAGGCTGCTAGGCAACGCGGAGGATGGCGCCTAATGAGCTTGCTTGCTAGCGCATTTAATCCTGTAACGCTTGCGGCTAATGGCCTGTCATACGGGCTAACCGGCAAGACTCTGCTGGCAAATGTAGCAGACGAGATCCTGAAGCGATCTGGATCTAACATGACTACGGCAGACGCTACACGTCAGGCGCAGGAAGCCATACGTCAGGCGATTGCTAATCCTAGACCGGCAGCGCAAAGCTACACCCCGCAGCAGGAAGTCGGGGCGTCAGCAGGCCCAACGAGGCCAAATAAAGACGATTTAATCAAACCAACCAGCAGCCCTATGCGATTTAACGAAGATGTTGTATCCCGCATAGAGCCGCGTCCACCGGCTATGAGATAGAGACAAATGGCTAATCGAGCACCATTCGTGCCTGCATACGGCGGCGTTACACAGATGAGGATGATGGCCCCGACTGCGCCTATGAGCAACAACGCCCAAGGTGTAGCAAACATGGGGCAGCAGGCGTTGCCGGAGCAGCTTAGAGCACAGTCCCAGAATGTGATGGGTGTGCCAGCTACGCCCACGAAGGGCTTGCTGAAAAGACCGATGCCAGGGTTGAAGAATGGAAGATGATTGGGACGATGACTTTGAAGCTGAAGAGGATGCCCCCAAGCGCAAGCGGGGCCGTCCGAAGGGCAGCTATAGCAAGGCATCGAAAGCACAGATCGAGCGAGTTACGTCAGACGGCGGTTTGAGTCCTCTGGAGTATTTGGCGTCGATCTACCAGAACGCAGCAGAAGATCAGAAGTTACGAATCGAAGCTGCGAAGGCCGCAGCGCCTTACGTTCACGCTAGGTTAGCGTCTACGGAGGTCAAAGCCGCCTTGTCTGCAAGAGAGGTTTCTCAAGAGGAATGGCTGGACAGCTTGAACTGACCCGACAGAAGCTCAAGGATGATTTCGAGTTTTACTCTCGCAACTGCCTAAGAGTCCGGTCAAAGTCAGGTGACATAAAGCCCCTGCAGCTAAACAAGGCGCAGAGGTTTATTCACGACTGCATCGAAGAGCAGCGCCGCAAAACAGGCCGCGTTAGAGCGATCATACTCAAGGGTCGGCAGCAGGGCGTGTCAACGTATGTCGAGGGCCGGTACTACTGGCAGACTACGCACAGAAAGGGCGTTAGGGCATTTATCCTGACGCATGAAGCGGATTCGACGTCAGCGCTGTTTGAGATGGTAGAGAGGTACCACGAAGAAGCGCCGGCGTTTGTAAAGCCGGTAACTGGTGCGAGCAACGCCAGAGAGCTGATATTCAGCAAGCTGGATAGCGGCTACAAGGTTGGTACTGCCGGAAACAAAAGCGTAGGTCGAGGAACAACGATCCAGTACTTTCACGGATCGGAAGTAGCGTACTGGCCTAATGCAGCGGAACACGCCAAGGGCATATTGCAGGCTATACCGGACGAACCGGACACGGAGATCATTCTGGAGTCTACGGCTAACGGGGTAGGTAATTACTTCTACCAGCAGTGGCAGCAGGCAGAGGCCGGCACAAGCCCGTTTCAGGCGATCTTTGTACCTTGGTATTGGCAAGACGAATACATCAAGTTTGGTCTGAACCTACAGCCCTCTGAAGAAGAGGACAGGCTTGTAGAGCTCTACGGCCTAACCAAAGAGCAGCTAGCATTTAGGCGATCAAAGATAGCCGAGCTTTCTGCTGACGGCATAGACGGTGAGTTTGCTTTCCGGCAAGAATATCCGCTAACCGCGCAAGAGGCGTTCCAAGTCTCTGGCGGCGACAGCCTGATACGGCCTGAGCTTGTTGTACAGGCTAGACAGAACAAGGTGCTGGCGATTGGGCCTTTGATTATAGGCGTTGATCCAGCACGGTTTGGCGATGACCGAACGGCAATAATCAGGCGAAAAGGTCGATCTGTTTACGATCTCGAAGTGTTCGAGAAGCGATCCACAATGGAGATCGCTGGCATAGTCCATTCGATTATCAGAAACGAAAAACCAGATCAGGTAGCCGTGGACGTAGGCGGATTAGGCGCCGGCGTTGTTGACCGGCTGATCGAGCTTGGACACGACAGTGTAGTAGCGCCAATAAACTTTGGCAGTGCGTCGTTAGATCCGCAGCGGTTTGTAAACCGGCGAGCGGAAATGTGGTGGAACCTGCGAGATTGGCTAGATGGCGATATGCCAGTAATGATTCCCGATAGGGATGACTTGCATACTGATCTCTGCGCACCGCAATACAAGTACGACTCTAACTCGCGGCGCAAACTAGAAAGCAAAGACGAAATCAAGAAGCGCGGATTCCGGTCGACGGACTGCGCAGACGCCCTGGCTTTGACGTTTGCAGAGCCTCTGGTAATAGACGAATTTGACATAGAAGAGCCTCGCCCCACTGTGGTAGACAAGGTTGCGGGTTACTAAAGGAAGCATATGCACGAAGCACTGAAAGACAGCGAGATGATGCAGGCTCCTAATAGAGAGGAGTATGAGCTCGAAATAGCAGAGCGTTTGCACATTTTCGCATCTAGGCTGAACCGCCTATGCTCTGAGCAGGTGGCAAAGAAGAACCAGATCGAGCAACGATGGCTCGATGATCTGCGCCAATATCATGGTGAGTATGCTGCCGACGAGTCTGCAAAGCTCGCTAGGCAAAAGGGCTCTGAGGTATTTGTAAACATTACTCGGAACAAGACCAATGCAGCAGAGGCACGGCTGCAGGATATGCTGTTTCCAACAGATGATCGTAACTTTGGGTTATATGCAACGCCGGTTCCAGAGCTAGATTACATAAGCAAACAGCAGCCGGAAGCGCCAGATGAAGAAGAGCCGATCCAGCAGGCGAGAGAGATAAAGGCTGCAGCAACAGAAGCAGCACTTGCCATGCAGGAGGTTATAGACGATCAGCTTTTAGAGTCTCGGTACCACATCAAAGCTAGGGACGTGATACATGACGCTTGCCAGCTAGGTACCGCAGTCATAAAAGGGCCAATCATTATTGGCAGAACCAAAAAGCGATGGGACGTCATGCCGGATGGCATGAGCGTGTTGCAGATCGTTGAGGCGCTAGAGCCTACTATCGAGCGCGTAGATCCGTGGGATTTCTATCCGGATATGAGCGCCAAAAACGTAGAGGAAGCAGAATTTGTATTTGAACGTCGCAGGCTGTCAAAGAAACAGCTTAGGGACATGGCACAGCTACCTGGGGTATTAGTCTCTCAGTTAAGGGAGATTGTTAAGTCAAGCGCAAAAGACACTCATATTGCTAAAGATTTTACAGATGACATCCGAAACATTACGGGTATCAATACTGTGGGCGAAGGCAATAAGTATGAGATCTGGGAGTATCACGGCCCGATCTCTAAGTCTGAGCTCGCGGATGCCATGTCCATGTCTGACGAGCAAATGGATGAAGAAGAGATTGACGAGCTCGATGACGAGATAGAGGCGACAGTATTTTTCTCTGGCAATAACGTCATCAAGGTTGCCATCAATCCTATGGATTCTGATGACAGACCTTTTGCAGTGTTTAACTGGGAAAAGGACGAGTCATCAATTTTTGGATTTGGTGTGCCGTGCCTAATGCGCAGCGCACAGAAAGTTATCAACGCATCATGGCGTATGATGATGGATAACGCCGGCCTGTCGGTTGCAGATCAGTTAGTTATCAACAAAGAATTACTGTATCCCGCAGACGGATCTTGGGACATGACGCCCAAGAAGATCTGGTATCTGCGAGACAAAACCCGATCTGTACAGGAAGCCTTTTCATCTTTTTCAACGCCAAGCCATCAAGTAGAGCTTGCCAACATCTTTGGTATGGCTAGGCAGCTTGCTGATGAAGAAACGAATTTGCCGCTAATCGCCCAGGGTGAGATGGGGCCGCACACAACTAAGACGTCATCTGGCATGGCTATGCTGATGAACAGCTCTAACATTGTGCTGCGCAAGGCGGTTAAAAACTGGGATGACGATATTACCCGCCCACTGATTACCAGATTCTACGACTGGAATATGCAATACAACGAGAAAGCCGAAATCAAAGGCGATTTCAGTATTGAGGCCCGAGGATCCGGCGCTCTGCTTGTGCGAGAGAAGCAACAAGAGAATTTAATGATTTACTCGAACCTATCTATGGCTATCCCAGAGTTCGCTAAGAGGCGCGATTGGGCAGAGCTAGATAGGGAGATAGCTAAATCGCTAGAGGTACCGTATGACCGCATAACGCTTGGCGACGAAGAAATCGCTGAGATGGAGGCGATGCAGGCCGAGATGATGAGCGCTCAGCAGGTAGATCCTAGAGCGCAAGAAATGCAGATGAAGATGCAACTCAAGCAGATTGAGCTGCAGCTAGACCAGAGCCGGTTCGAGTTAGACGCGCAAAAGGCTGCTGCTGACGCCCAGATGGATCAGCAGGAGCTGCAGTCTAAGATGGCGCTAGAGTCAGCAAAACTGGCGCAGATAGAGCGTTTGGAAATGCTGAAGCTGGAGTATCAGGAGCGTATAGAGCTCGCTAGGCTGCAGACCAAGTTTAGATCCGAAAGCGACTCGACACAGACTAGGGCCGCGATTGACGTCGAAAAGATTAGGACTGACCGCGACAAAGCGGCAGCTAATGTAAATGCAAAGCTGACAGAAGCCCAGCTCAAGACTCAAAACCTAGCGCTTGGCTATGACACCTTTGGATAACGAATGATTGACCCGCACTCACTTACTTGGAAAACCGTACTGAAATTTATAGAGTCTGAGCGGCAGGATTGCATAGACTTTTTAATTGCAGACCGTGAATCAGAAAGACAGAGAGGCGCGTTAATTATTCTTGACAAGCTGGAGCGTCTAGCTGCTGATGAAACTCAGCCTGACATTACAGCGCCACTAAAGAGTGTATAACTCTTACTGACTAAAGCCGCTCGATGTTTGAGCCGCCGAGGATTACCATGACCGAGAAAGATGAAGAGCGATCCTTTGAGGATCACTTTGATGAGCTGGCGGGTGACGCTGTTCCGGAAGCCCCCCTTGAAATGTCAATCCCTGATGAAACTGATGAAGGAGAAAGTCATGCCGCACAAAAAGAAGAAAAAGAAGAAGAGCAAACCTTACGGGTACTAGAGCCGGAAGGTGAGGAGGAGCCCGAGCCAGAGCCAGAGGCTCCAGAAACTGACACGCCTAGCCTAGAGGAGCAGCTTACTTTAACAAGAGCTGAGCTTCAGAAAGAACGGCATAGGTACAATTCAGATCTGGGAAGGCAAAACGCCTTCAAGCGACAGATCAAAGAGCGGGACGAGCAGATAGCGCAACTGCAGCGCCAAATACAGAACGCCGTCCCGCAACAAAAAAGCGCACTGCATGAGGATTATCCCGACATAGCGGAGGGAGCTCAGCAGTTAGTGGGTTCAGCGCTTGATCCCGTAAATCAGCGTATTGCCCAGATGGAGCAGTCGATAGCGCAGTTTCAAGCTAACGAGCACAATAACTTCATCCAGGGTCAATTCGCGGAGCTAGAAGCAGAACATCCAGACTGGAACGACATAGCAGAGTCGCCAGAGTTCAGGCACTGGATTACCCAGCAGCCCGAGCAAGTACAAGCAATGTACGAAAGTGATATGGCAACTGATGCCATTTATCTCATTCGTAGCTACAAGAGTGAGGTTATGCCTGCACAACAGCAGGATAACTCAGCACTGAAGCAACGCCGTGAAAAGCAGCTTCGACAAGCGCAGAACGTGCCTTCTCGCGGAGGTCGTTCACAGCAAATCGCGCCGCCTGATGATGATTATGAGGCCGCGTTCGATTACTTTGCTGAATTGGACGAGCGCCGTAACTAGAAACGTCCTGCAACCTGACACACACCTAACACAAGCGACGTTAAGGGATCGCTGCCGCCGTGTTCCATGTGGAACATTCGCCGCAGTTAGATTCTGGTACCTCCCCTTGAGCGGTGATTTGTCAATTACTTAAACCCTAATTGCCAATCTCTCATTCAATAGGAGGAGACTACTGTGGCATCTACTACTTACTCCAACCTTTCGCAGCGTACTAATGCCTATGCCGCGAAAGAAATGTTGGCCCACGCTGAGCCCATTGCGTGTCTCAGCAAATTCGGCATGACCAAGCCTATGCCAAAGAACAAGGCGAACACTGTAAAGTTCCGTCGCCCTGTACCCTTGGCTGTGGCTACAACCCCTTTGACTGAAGGCACACCGCCCACGTCACAGGCTCTCGGCTACGAAGATGTAACAGTCGCGCTTAGCCAGTACGGTAACGTCGTTGAAATCACTGACGTCGTGAACGATCTGGCAGAAGATCCAGTGTTGAAAGACGCTGCGATGATGTGCGGCGAGCAGGCTATGGAAACGATTGAAACCCTTATGTGGGGTGTCATTCGTGGCGGAACTAATGTCGTTTACGCCAATGGCTCTGCGCGTAATGCTGTCAACTCGGTTCTCACGTTGAACAAGCAGCGAGCGATTACTCGCACGTTGAAGAACAATCGTGGCAAGAAAGTTACTCAAATGCTTTCTAGCTCGGTTAAGTTCAACACTGAAGCTGTGGCGGCTGCATACATTGCATTTGCCCACACTGACCTAGAAGCCGATATTCGCGGTTTGGCTGGCTTTACCCCTACTGAGAAGTACGGATCAATGAAAGCCATTCCTTACGAGATCGGTAAAGTAGAGGACGTTCGCTATGTGCTGACTCCTGTACTCGATTCTTTTGCTGACGCCGGCGGTACTGCTGGCAGCATGATCTCTACTAGCGGATCTGCTGCTGACGTTTACCCCATCGTCTATGTAGCAAAAGATGCGTATGGTCACGTTGCTCTCAAAGGCGCAGAGGCTATCACTCCCACGATCATTAACCCTGGTCAATTAGACAAGTCTGATCCCCTCGGTCAGAAGGGCATGGTTGGTTGGAAGTGCTACCACAAGAGCTTTATCGCCAACCAGTCTTGGATGGTGAGAGCAGAAGTAGCAGCTACCGCGCTGTAAGCAGTAACTAGCGGTAAACGGGGGGCTTCGGCCCCCTTATTTCATTTAAGCCGCCCTCGGGCCGCAGGAGAACAAAATGTCAGAGATCAACCTCTATAACCTCAGTATTGACGAGCTCAAGGAGCAAGCACGGATACTTGGCATTGCCATTCGTGGCAACCCAAGCGCCGACACTCTGAGAGAAAAGATCCGTCAAGCCGTTAATATCGAACCTGCAGAAAGCAGCAAGCCTGCTGATGTAGACGATTCTGACCGCAAAAAGGGCTGGATCACCATTGTCATATCGGAGGATGAGAACGATCAGCAACCAGTTTATGTAGGCGTGAATGGCAAGTCCTACTTTATACGGCGCGGAGAACCAGTAGCTGTGCCTCCTGAAGTAGTGGGCGTGTTGACTGACGCTAAGCAGACTGTACCAACAGGTAAAGATGGTGCCTTTAAAACCATCCAGACGTATCCATTTAGCATAGAGAAGTGACATGAACTTTCTTGATCTTTGCCAAAGGCTTGTCAGAGAGACAGGCATTGCCGATGACGGGCCGGCTACTGTGACGGGCCAAATTGGGGATTTTGGCAGGGTCGTAGATTGGATAAATGACGCTTGGCTAAAGATCCAGTCAATTCGTGCAGACTGGAATTGGGCGTGGAGTACCGGCACCGCTACTCTCACGGCTAGCACTAACACAATTACCCTGCCCTCGACGGTAGAGACAATTAAAAGAGTCTCTATTGGACAGGGCTATCTACAATCAGAGGATTACAACGATTTTGCTGATGCGTATCGTTTAATTCAAGACGGTGATCCTAGTGTCTGGACTATAAAACCAGACGGAACACTGTGCTTTAACTCGAAGCCAACTGAAAACAAAACAGTGACCTTCGAGTCGTATGCCACTCCGTCAGCGCTGGTTAATGGTACAGACGTGCCAGCCATGCCAGAGCGGTACCATATGCTTATTGTTTATGAGGCGCTGCGTTGTTATGCGCAGTTTGACGAGGCGCCCGAACTAGAACAACGGGCATTTCTGTATTACGAAGAAATGCTTGCTGATTTAGAGCGGGATCAGCTCGCTCGGATAGTGGCGCCAGAGTCCCTTGCATGACCATAAAGCTAGAGTACTTTCCGGCAGCAGGCGGCTTGAACCAAGAAGCGCCTCCGCTTTCCCTAAACCCTGGGGAGCTAGTGGATGTCGTTAATTATGAGTGTATGCCTAACGGCGGCTACCGGCGCATATTTGGCTATGCGCTTTTTGACGGCCAAAGCACTGCTACGCAGTCAGTCCCAGGGTCAGGCCCAGTAAAGGGGCTGCACATATACAAGGGCAATGTATACGCGATCAGAGAAGATGGCACTAATGGCCGTATGTATAAGGCCACATCAACCGGCTGGGTAGAGGTTAATTCTTCTAAAACGTGGTCGCTGGGCGGAACGTACCGTTTTTGTAACTACAATTTTGGCGGTCAGGACGATGACGAAACAATGTACATCGTCAACGGAATTGACAAGGCCACGGAGTTTAACGGCACAGTTTTCACGCTAATCACTACGGGAGCGCCATCTACGGCTGATAACCCGTCATATGTGGTTGGGTACAAAAAGCATCTTGTTCTCGGTGTTCAGTCATCTCTTCAAATATCAGAGATCGGCAACCCGAACGGCTATACAGCCGCCGGTGGAGCAGCGGAAATTGCGGTAGGAGATACCGTAACCAACTTGAAAGAGCATTCTAGTGCTTTGATCGTTGGCTGCGAGGATTCAACAAAAACCTTATATGGTGAATCGGCTGCAAACTGGCAGCTCGATGATCTGAATAAGGCCGGCACTTACTCTGGCACAATGGAGTCCATTGGTGGTCAGGTTGTCGGGTTAGATCGGCAAGGCTTGATGAGTCTAGCTGCAGCGCAGCAGTACGGAAACTTTGCTTACGCATCTTTATCTGGGAAGGTAAAGACTTTAATAAAAGAGTTTGGCACTGCTAGCGTCAGCGTTCTTAATAGAGCCACTGGTCAATACAGGCTTTTTAATGGCAAGGACGGGTTGTATTTTTCCTTCAACGGCCCTGATTTGATCGGGGTTACGAAAACCAGATTTCCTGACGAAGTAAAGTGCGCAGCGTCTGCTATTGATGAGACAGAAACTGAGATCAGTTTTTTCGGAGCGCAGGACGGTAAAGTCTACAAAATGGACACTGGCTATAGATTTGGCACTACAAACATCTATGCCTTTGTTTTGACTAACTTCACGGCCTACGGTGGCCCCACGCAGAGAAAGCGATACAGGCTGGTGCAGCCAGATATTCGTGTAGAGGGCGCACCGATCTATATAAACATAAGGGCTACAACAGAATATGGACTTGGTGAGTCATCGAGAGGGCTATCAAATCTTTTATATACAGCCCCTGGCTCCCTATGGGATGTTTCAGAGTGGAACGAGTTTTCATGGGGATCCGCGTATTCAAATGACGCAAAAGTAAGAGTTTCTGTTACCGGCGCAAATATGGGCGTGTATATAGCAACAGATGGCACTGAAAACTCAGTACATACAATTCATGGAGTCACACTCCATTATTCACCACGGAGGCTTATGCGGTGAGCAATAACTATGTGCCAAATGTAACTGACCTTTTGGCCGGCGAGCTGGCTAGGGCGACAGACATAAACCTGCGCTACAGTTATGTAGTATCAGGATTTGACAAGCTGCCTACCCCATTATCAGGCGGTGGCGGTTTTTCCGTTCCGGTTCCGGTTGGCGAGCCCACTCAGGCGTCCCATGCTGCGACCAAAAATTACATGGACACTACGGTGGTGTCTGCTGCGCAAACTGCAGCAGTCCCTGCGGCAGAGACAGCAGCTCTCGCAGCGGTTGCACCAGAAGTGGCAGCGGCTGCTGCGTCGGCCACCCAAGCAGCAAACAGTGCTACGGCATCGGCTGGATCAGCGACCACCGCCAGCAATCATGTGGCGACGGCATTAACCCATGCAAATACGTCGCTGACGCACTCGAATACTTCATCTACCCACGCGGCAACGTCGCTTACACACGCCAATACGTCTTTAGGACACGCTAATAACGCGCAATCTTCTCTTAATAGCTTTCAGGCTATTTATTTAGGAGAACACGCTACAGCCCCATCAACGTCTGGCGTTGGTGAAGGCTCGCTGTATTGGAACAGTACGCAGAATCAACTGTACGTTCTGGATAGCGGATCGTGGAATCAAGCGGCATTTAATGTATCGGGCGCTGTAATTGCCGCTAACAACCTTAGTGATCTGGCTGACGCAGAAACGTCAGTTACAAATCTAGGTTTGGCGTATAACAAAATTACTGTGACTGTCGCGGGTGGCAAGTTTTTACTTGATGGCACGGCTCAGCAGAAAAGCACACTGACGCCATCAGTTAAGTACCGATTCGATCAGTCGGACTCGTCTAATGCTGGGCATCCGATCAAGTTTTCTACAACGAACGACGGCACCCATGCCGGCGGAGCTGCGTTCACAACCGGCATAAATAGCGTTGGTGTGCCAGGGCAAGCCGGAGCGTACACAGAGATCACTGTAGAGCAGGACTCAGCAGTCCTGTATTACTACTGTCAAAATCACGCTGGCATGGGTGCTAGGGCGTATGCTAAGGCATCTAGCGGCGGTAGCGGCGGCGCTAGCGCCTCTACCGGCGACATGACCGGCTACTACGTTGTAGCTAGTCCTCCAGACAACATCGTTTTTAAGCCGACTTACACAGTGATGCCAACTGACTTTACCGTCGTAGGCACATTTCAGGGGTTTAGCGGAGAAACAACAGAGCTTCATATAACAGATCTAACGTCCATAGAATCAGACGGATCTTATGTTGCTGAAGATACAACCATCTCTGGAGGACATTTTTTTTACAAGCTGTACCATATTGCAGATGGCAAAACGGTCACTGTAGGCGCGACAGACATGATCCACGGTGTCGGAGAAGTGCCAATAGGCGGAGCGGTAGCGGTAGACGCAACGCGATCCAGTGGCGAACTAATTTACTTCGGAGATTTATAGAGGGCTCTCATGGCTTCAAGAATATCCACATCGGTGACAAAAGGCCAAGGCGCTCGCCTTTATCACAATGATTCGACAAAAGCGCAGCTCGTTACGATTCACGGTATATCGAACTCTACGACGCTGAATCCAGCGGTTACGTTGATATTAAACACTAATGCTAATGCCTCTCTTAATTTCGAGACGCAGGTTTATACCCTAACCACCTCGACGGGAACCATAACCAATATCGACCCTCGGTTTCTTGGTACGCAAGCATGGAGGATTAATCAAGCTGGCCCTTCGTACCTGCAGGATTTAGCAGGTACTAATTATGCTTCACAAAGTCAGTGGAGGAGAAGATTCCAGATTATTGATCCGTGGATGCTTGTGAAGCCGTCTGAGTATGGCAATAAGTCAGACTCAGTGTGTGCGTTTGTTGGATCGTCAAGCAGCACCGGATACGCAGCGGCGTGGAATGACATTTTCCCTCTGATAGATGGTGGTGCAACCATTAAAGATCTTATGTCAGAGCAAAACTCATCCTACACTCAGCACGTCAGTATGAGCTACTACAACAGAGGAATGTGCTACGACCAGCACACCCTGTCAGTAGTGAGTGTTAATAACTCTGCGTATATGTCATCGTCCTGCTATCGAATGGGGCAAAGTAATAACTGGCTTAGTCAGCAAAATCGCACCAGCGATAGCGTGTCTTACTCATGGGGCGTTGGAGCTACTGACCCTGGCAGTTATCCGGTTAGCGGCGACTTTGGCAATAGCTGGAGTCCGGCAATGATGGCTGATGGCGGGATCTTTATTTTTAATCAGCATCGTTACAACAACTCCTCACACAGAACCCTGATTCTCCCTGCTGGTCGGGCATATCATGGGGGTACGCTGCCAACTGACCACTCGTCAACTGACTCTTCTGCGGTTACGGGCAGCGGCAATATACAACCCTCCGACATGACTTATGCGAACAACACTAGGACGGCGTACATTGTTGCCACCGATGGCGATGAATTTCAGTGGATGAAATGGAACAAAGCCAATGATAAGTATTACTTGTGCTGGAGGAGCGGTGCCAACAACACCAACCGATCAGGCATATTTGAAATGGAATATGCCACTTGCATAGAAAACGGTAACGGTGATGCGGGAATTACGGGTCACGGTATAAACAATGGTGTTCGTCAAGACCAGTACGCAGGCTTTACAAAGGTAGCGGATTATCCTGTAGGCGAGACAACGCGCATGACTATCCCTCAAAAAGTAGGTGATAGTCTCTGGCTTTCCTATACCGATTCGGGTGCTGGCTATTACAGCCAAGATCTTAAAACATGGACGGCAGCGTCGAGCTTTATTGAGGGCGGGTACGTTATACAGGCTCAAAACAGAAGCAACGTAAATTATTTTGTAAAGAGCGACAATAGTGTCGTGACTCTAAATGCCGGCATCGACATCATGGATCAGTCCGGCTTACTAGAGAAGGAAACGCCGATAGGAAACTACACCAGAAATGGCTTAGTGCTTAACCCTGGTGATTGTCTGTATGCAGAAAATCACGATTCCACGGCTACCGTTTCGTTCACTGTCACAGAGGTTGCAATTTAGATATGGCTAGAACGATAAGGCTAAACACCGCTACTGGTGCTGCAGCAGGAGGAGCCGCCGGACTCACTACCGCAGATGTTGAAAAGGTCGTAGAGGATAAGGCTCGATGGATTTTGGATTATGAAAAAGACTACGGAGACTCCATACCATCCGGATGGTTGCCATTGATCCCTGCTATCGACTTCGATAATTGCTTTTCGTACAAGGTATTGATCCGTGGCTTTGGGCCTAATAGCGGCACCTCAAGAATGGACGTTAGGATTCAGTCTGGTGCCAGTCCAATATCAGGGACAAGCAATTACAACAGCCAAGGAAATTACAATACTAACGGTTCCAGCAACGGCTTCGGAGCTAATTCAACTTTTAGCAATGGTAATTATCAGCCAAGCTCGGCTACGTATGATTCGGCTTCTACCGGCGGCGCCCAAAACATGAAGGAGTTTGTATTCTTCTTCAATAGAAGCGACGCCCCTAATACTGGGCGTAGATACTTTTCATTCACATACATTGTGTACCCGCCCCAAGCCGGAGGGTATCAGCAGTATGGCTCTCGCAGCACTCACGAAATAATCGCCAGCCAAGATTTTGACAATATCGCTTTTGGCTTTAGTGGTGGCGCATTTTATAGCCCCACTAGTGCCTCCGTAACACCTGTAATACAGGTGTATAAACAACTTCGCGCCCCCGCGAGTTAATTTCTAAACTAGAGGAAACTCAAAATGAGTAAGATCATTGTAGATCAAGTCCAGAAGAATGGCGGGGATGTCCTAACACTGCCGTCTACGGACGCAACAGCAAATAATCAACCGATGGTTGGTGCAACTAACGGCAACCTGACGTTTTCACCCTTAGCACTGCCGGCTGCAGATGGTGGTGCTAATCATCCAGTAACTACGGATGGTAGCGGTCAGCTCCAATTTGGCGCGTTCGGCTTGCCAGCAGGAACTGGTGCCAGCGGACAGATTTTGAGCTCTAATGGCACTGACGCTGTTTGGATAGCAGGCCCGTCATCTGTAGCTGTCGATACGGACTCAGATGAAATTATCGGCACAGTCAGTACCGATACGTCTCGCGGCAACTCATATACTCATGATTGGACGTCATCCGGCCCTAATAGCACTTGGTATGCGTATCAGGCGCTTGGTGGTTCGTATTCGGATGAGACGTGGAATATGTTTCTAGGGGATGGATACCCTAATGGCACCAGCAACCTCTTCTACTCCAACAATGACCACGGGAACAACCATCGAGTCATGGAGTTTGCTAACAGGAACAGGGTTGGTCACCAAAACCAATATCGGTACTACTACAGAAACCAAACCAGTTATTCTGGTAACTGCTTCAGGGTGCTGCCGATAAGGAATAGCGGATCAGGCAGCATTACTGTGACCGTTAAGTGCTATGCCAGCTCATACTCCAACAGTCAGTACAGCGGTTCGTGCTTAGGCTATTTCACACCGAGTAACAGCGCCGGCACGGCGTACAGCACTGTAACTGGTGGATCGTGGAGTGTTATTGCGCAATACGATTCAAGCGACTCAAGCTACAACCTGACTAGCGGAGCAAGCGTTACGGTTCCGGCAGGCAAGACCGTCTTGGTAATGCTGGTTTCAAGCACGTTCTACCACACAACGTATCAATTCTCAGATACAAACTTCTTCTACGATCTGCATACTACGTTCAGCAACTCAGACATTGTTTGTGATATGCGAATGCTTACCGCACTGCAGATGGCTAGATCCACCAGCAATACGTCCACCACCGGCAGTCCGGTTGAAATCTACACCGCCTGTGCAAATCTATTTGGAGACCGATAATGAGTTACGCAATTTTTGATGACGCAGGCAACTGCATGGGTATGTCGGCAGTAGAGCGCGACGGCTATGAAGAAGTCGAGTTCGATCTTGGCGTGAGCATTAAAAAGGTGGATGGCACTGTCCGTATGATGACGGATGACGAGCTAACTGCCGCAAACACTGCTCGCATCAATGCTGCAGCGGCTGTTGATAACCGCCACACCAGAGATCAGTTATTAGCAGATTCTGATTGGGTTGTTACCAAGGCGCTGGAAGCCGGAGACACCGTTCCTTCTGCATGGGCGACATACCGCACTGCTTTGCGGGATCTTCCCGATCACTCTGATTGGCCTACTCTGGAAGCTGATGACTGGCCCACAAAGCCAAGCTCTTAAATCTGTTTCGTAAAAAGGAGCTGTAAATGGCACTCACATTAGAGGAGCTATACGCTAGACGGGCGAACCAAAGGCAGGCCCAACGTGGCCTGCTTAATTCCCCTATGGGATCTCGTCGCGGGATGGCCGGTATGGGCGGTAATGCCATGCGATCAATTCCCAGCATGGCCGAATCGCAGACAGTTATTCCGAGTGATATGCCAGATATTGAGATGGGTGGTGGCGCGATGCCGCGAGAAACCTATCGTCAAATGATGGACGGTCGCCGCCGTGGTGGTGGTTTGCCGCCCAGGGCAAAACCGCCGGCTATGACTATGGGTGGCTCTGGGGCAGATACTCAAGCTGTGTTTGACGGGAATCTGACCGTCAACCCTGAAGTCATAGATATGATGCAGGGCAACGTAGATCCGACCGAAACTGCGAGTGTTCGGCCAACTGGATTACCTTCTCGAGAGCAAGTACAAGACGCGCTTAATCGGGCTAACGTGGCAGGTCGCTCTGGCGGTGGATTGCTGGCATCTAATGTGCCGCTTACAGACGGCGTGGAATACGATGCTTTGGCAGATACAGAGCCAGTGGCTGCGTCAACTCCTTCCACAGCGTCTACATTATTTAACAATCTAGGCAACACCGTTACGTCAGTTACCAGTACTCCAGCGGCTGCTGATGCTACCGTCGATAGCGCAGCCGATGCGGATCCAAATGCGCAGGTTGTTGACACTTCCGACGCTGCTGCAACAGGTTCAGAAACAGCAGCCGGCGATCTCCTTAATACCGTCACCAATGTAACCGATCCTGCCGTTGATGCTTCGGTGAATGCGGATGCTACTACTCCGGCAACTAATCAGCCTGCAGCAGCAGAGGATACAGGGGCTGCGGGAGTTACTAACGCAGCGCTCCTTTCCCAAGTAAACGGGCTGTACAACACATACTTGGGGCGTAATGGAGATCCGGCCAATATGCAGTATTGGGCCGACCAGCTAGCCGCCGGTGTTCCCTTTGCAGACATAGAAAATGCGATTGCTAACAGCCCAGAAGGTATAGCGTATGCAGCGTCGCAGCAGGATGGTGGCGCTGGCGACACTACTGAGGATACGGACACAGAGACTACGCCTACAGATTTTGATGAAGGCGCGGCTACGTCTGAAATCATCTCAGCGTACCAAACATTATTAGGACGGAGCCCTCAAGCAGAAGGTCTTAACTACTGGCTTGGCACAATGCGCGATGGCGCAAGTCTGGCAGAAGTTATTAATAACATTCGACAGTCGCCAGAGTTCGGCGGTCGAGTTATGGGATCAGTCCAGCAGATGTTCCAGCGATACTTGGAAAGAGGCGCGACAGAGGCAGAGGTCAATAACTATCTCCAGCAGGCGCAGTCCGGAGTTCCTTTAGAGCAAATCGAGGCTGAGATAGCTGCGTTAGCTCCTGACCAAGAGACCGATCCGGATACAGGCGTACCGACTGCTCCACCGCCGTCTGACACGCCCGTGGGATCGCAGGCTGATGTACAAACAGCAATAGACAACACGGAAACCTATACCGCCGAAACTGCGGCGCCGTCTGGCACGGCAGAGGCTGTTTCTACTGTGGTGCCAACTAGAACGGTTCAGCCTGAAGAGACGGCGCAATACCAGCTAAACCAGATACTAGATCCTAACTCTCCGTTAATGCAGAGAGCTCGCACCCAGGGTATGCAATTTGCAAATCAACGCGGGTTGCTTAATTCATCCTTAGCTGCGCAGGCAGCGCAAACAGCGATGCTCGATGCGGCTGTTCCATTAGCTCAGCAAGACGCTAGAACATTTGCGGAAGCTGCAGGCCAGATTACTGACATAGAGGGCAGGGCGGGACTGCAAGACGCGGCGTTAGGCACAGACGTTTCCAAGTTTAATGTTTCAGAAACTAACGTAACGAACAGGTTTAACGCAGAATCTCTGAACCAAGCAGGAGCGTTTAACGCTAATGCAGCGAATACGGCAATACAGAATTTCCTCGAAAGAGAATCCCGCAGGCTTCTTCAGGATGATGCGCAGCTATTTACGGCAGAGCAAAATCAAGCTGATAGAGAATTGCGAAACTACCTGCAAGAGCGACAATTTGACTTCCAAGGCAGCGAAAACGCCTTGGACAGAGAGCTCCAAGAAAAGCTGCAACAGAACGATCAGGCATTCAGAAGCTCAGAAGCGCAGCTTGATAGAAACTTTCAATCAACTGAAAGAGCGCTTGATAGATCGTTGCAGACAAGTGAGGCGGCGCTGGATAGATCGCTTTCTCAACTGCTTTCTAACGATAGAATTGCGTTTGAAACATGGTCGCAGGAAAATGCGCAGACTTGGAACGCTACTCAGAACGCGCTTCAGCGTGAGTTTGATAGGTATAGAGTGGACGCTCAAACGGCGTCTACGGTCATGTTCTCAACAATGGAAAGCATTGCGCAGATCTATGCGGATCCCAACCTGAACGCAACGCAAAAGCAGGCCGCGATCCAGAACGTAATGGATTTAGCCACGTCCACGCCTGCGCTTGTTAGCCAGATTACGGCAGGCATGAATAGAGATACGCAGAATACGCTGCCAGATGGCGTAGACGCTACGGCGTACACTGATCCGGAGGCGTTGCTGGGTGATGCGTTTGATCCTGAAGCTAATTACTGGATTGGCCCATTTGGTAGTCAGTATGGCGCGTCGCATCACCCGACATGGATTATTCCTCCGGAGGCTGGCACAGAGGTTAGCCAAGGCATTGAGCTCCTTACGAATCCAGAGACGGGTCAGATATACATAGCACCAACTGGCGGCTATAGGCTGAGAGGTGCTGATGATGACTTTACCGATACCGGAGGCGGAGACAGCGGATTACCGGACGGAGTTCCAGACGGTTACACGCCATTTATAAATCCGCAAACCGGACTGCAGACTGGCAACCTGTTTACTGGCCCTGACGGAAGGCTTTATCGTTTTGATCCAGAGACTCAGGAAATG